GTAATTTGGCCGAGTGTAGGCTTGCCAAACAAACAAAGGGAGCTGCATTAACATTAACCAAGAGGGATTAGTCTCCCAAAGTTATCGTCTTGTTATGCGGAAAGTTTCAAGAATTGCAGCTCCCTTTTTTAAACTAAGAAGGAATATTATGGGTGTTATAATAATTAAAGTTCAAGGAAGTTTTATGGATACATACACCGCATCATTTACAGCTATGCATGGGGGTCATGCTCAGGCTGTGGCAGAAGCAATTGAATTTCTATCGGGTAAACTTTTATCTAATGCTATCAAGCAAGATCATATGCTACATGAACAAGGAGACAAACCAATAATTGGATTTGGTGAGAAGTAATTGGCCGATCAAAACCCCAACTAGGAAAAACAATGAAAAAAATCAAGCGTAGGAACAAATCATCTGAAATTGCAAAAGAAGTAAGTTCATCAAAAAGGATAAGAAGAAGGACCCGAGTAGAATTTCTAAGTTCAGGTGACATTCGTCTAAATCTTGCACTATCAGGAAAAGGCATAGATGGTGGTTGGGCAAGAGGAAGAATAGACAACATTGTCGGAGACGGCAGTAGCGGAAAAACTCTTCTTGCATTAGAAGTTGCCTTCTGGTGTTTTAATAATATCAAAAAAATCAAATCTCAAATATACCCCAAAGTAAAAAAAGTTATCATTGCCTACTACAATGCTGAAGGCGTGATGGACTTTCCGCTTGAGAAGATGTATGGTGAAGACTTTGTAAAAGCAGTAAGTTGGAATCCACTAAGCAAAAATAAAAACCCACGTATTGCCGAACATATTGGCCGCGACTACATCGAAAGGCTTAACAATCTTAAAAAAGGTGAATTTCTACTTGGTATAATAGACAGCTGGGATGCATTGGGTTCAGTAGCAGGTGATAAAAGGCTTGCCGACAGCATTGAAAAGGATAAAGAAATAGACGGTAGTTATCATCTGGAAAAACAGAAATATGCATCAAGCGTTTTCTTTCCTGCTATCTGTGGAAAAATGGAAAGTAATACAAAAGACGCAACACTTATTATCGTATCACAAGTCAGAACAAAGATAGGGATAACCTTTGGCAAACAGCAGTATAGAGCTGGTGGAAAAGCACTTGACTTTTATACTCACCAAGTCGCTTGGATAAGAGAACTCGAAAAACTCAGAAAAACAAAACAAAAAGAAAAAAGGGTTTATGGTATCAGATGTGCAGTAAAAGTTGAAAGAAGCAAAGTTGCCAAACCATTTAGGGAAAGCGAATTTACAATTCTATTTGATCACGGTCTTGACACTATCAGTTCCCAAATTGACTACCTATGGGGCAAGAAAAAAATAAAGTTCAATGGCGAAAGATTCAAGACAAAAGAATCTTTCATACAACATATAGAAAAAAATAATTTGGAGGATAACCTTGCTAAAGAGACAGAAAAGAGGTGGCTTACAGTCGAAAGAGCATTCGAAAAGGAAGTCGAAAAAAGAAAGAAAAGATTCTAAAACGACTATACTAATAGACTGTTCGACATTGGCATATGCCGCTTACTATACAATGGGATATTTGTCTGGCAAAGACGATACACCAACTGGTGTAATATATGGGTTCCTCAAAAGAATACTTTCATTAGCAGTAAAGTTTAATACAAATGACTTTATAACTTGTTGGGATTCAGGAGCTACACATAGGCATATGGTATACCCACCATATAAACAAAAAAGACAAGACAAAAGAAAAGAAATGGATGATGTAGAAAAAGAAGGATACGATGCTCTAAAACTCCAGATGCTAACACTCAACCATGTAACACTTCCAAAGCTTGGATTCAGAAACAACTTCATTCAACTGATGTATGAAGCAGATGATCTACTTGCCGTTTGGGTAAATAAATTAAAAAATAAAAATAGAAGAATAATCATGGTTACATCTGATGCCGATATGTATCAATGCCTTGACCATTGTGAAATATGGGATCCACTCAAGAAAAAATTCTTTAATAAAAAAATACTAATGGAAACATATGGAGTAAAACCAAGTCAATGGGCCATGGCCAAAGCAATTGGTGGATGTATTGGTGATAACGTTATTGGCATACAAGGTGTTGCAGATCCAAAGAAACAATCATCAAAAGCTTTAAAATATATTCAGAAAGAACTATCATCTGGAAAAATAAAGGAAAGAATCGAAAGTGTTGAAGGTGTAAAAATAATAGAGAGAAATCTTCCACTTGTAACTGTTCCATATAGAGAAGACTTAATGAAACCAATGATTAAAAGGAGAAATGTATACTCAAAGAAAAGATTTTTGCGTATGTTTGACGCCTATCATTTTAGATCTTTTTTAGAAAAAGAAAACTTTCAAAAATGGGAAAGGGCATTTTTAGAAAATCAGCCATGTTAAAATCTTAACATGGAACTGCTACTGAAAATAAAGAATCCGGAAACCGCTACAGAATGGAGAATGACATGGCTGAAGACGTCAAAGAAGAAGTCAAAGAAAATGCTATTTTCAAACTCTTGATTTCAATTGTCAAGAGAGTAGGAAAAACAGAAGTTGATGCAAGAAAGTTCAATTATGGAAATGCTTCTGCCGGAATTCGTGTCAGAAAACAAATGCAAAAAATAAGAAAGGATGCCAAACTAGTGAGAAATGAAGTTCAAAAAGTAAGAGAAAAAAGGTACAAAAAAAGAATAGAAGAAGAGGGATAAATGGAAGAAGCAGAAAAAATTGCTTTTGGTAGTGACAAATATGAGAATGGTCCAGTCAATACTCGTGGAAATGAATATATAACAAATGGGGATTGGCTTATATTAGAATCGTATGCACCAAAAGGTCTTTTACAATTAAAAAATAAGACAAAAGTAAAAGACAAAAAAAAGAAATCAATTGTAGAAGATATTTTTACAAATGAAAAATATGCAAAGCAATGTATATTTAAAGCATACTATGAACGCTCCAACGAAAGGAATATAGCTGTTTATAAATATGAGATCGAGATCCCCAAGCCATCGGAAATCAAAAGAAGAAAATCAAAAGTAAAAAACATAAATGTTTTCTTTCAAGCAAAATATATCGACTATTTTAAAAAAAGAATAATTGGTTTTAATATCAAAGGAACTTCTCATGATGGAATAGCATATATGTATTCTATTGAAAGAGTCATTGGGGCAATTATGCCAATAGATACGGAAGAATAAGGGGGAAGATAATGGCTTATAAAGAAAATCCAAAGACAAAGGGTAGCGGAATTGTTTGTGCGATACCCCAAAAAGGTACTTGCCCAAATAAATGTGAAGGTTGTTACTTTCAGTCTGGCAGATCATATCTTGAACCACTTGAAGATAATTTGCCGAATATGCCGACAGATTGGGATAAGCGGGTTGTTCGGGTAAATGACGGAAACGATAGTAATGTAAACCGCATGAAAGTTATGCAAATGACCGCTGGTTTTCCGATGAAGTTTTACAATACCGCAATCCCAGAAGACCTTGACAAGTTTAATGCTCCGGTTGTGTTGACGGTGAATCCTGGAGATATGACAGATAAAAGTTGGCATGAGCTCGATCCAATTCCTAAAAATTTAATGTTTGTTAGATTTAGAGCAAACACATGGAATAAATTAATAGGCAGGGAGATTGTTGATTATTATACAAGTAGCACAATCCCGGTAATTTTTACATTTATGGCATATTATAACGAAACTGTGCCGGTTGGACATATGCGTAATTATACATATCGAAAACGAACATTAAACTCATATTGGGTTATTATTCAAAAGGCATGGGATAGGGTTTTAAATAATTATAAAAACAATCCATATGTTTACGCTTGTGGAAAAGATGCAAACACCTTTCCTTGCAATAGATGTGGAAATTGTCTTCGGGAATATTTTGCAACGACAGAAAGAATAGGGGAAAGATAATGGCAAAAGGTGGTGGGTTTGAAAGAACTATTTGCAAAAGACTGAGCCTTTGGTGGTCAGGAAACAAAAGAGACGATGTCTTTTGGAGGGCAAC